TACAGAAATGACGGGTGGAAGTAAAAATAAACTTTTTAGAAAAAAAAAACTTTTTAGAAAAAAAAAACTTTTTAGAAAAAAGTTTAGATCAAAAAACAAATCAAAAAACAAATCAAAAAACAAACGAAGTAGCAAGCTTTTTAGAAAAAACAAACGAAGAAGCAAACGAAGTAGCAAACGAAGTAGCAAACGAAGTAGCAAACTAAGTAGCAAACGAAGTAGCAAACTAAGTAGCAAACGAAGAAGCAAACGAAGTAGCAAACGAAGTAGCAAACGAAGTAGCAAACTAAGTAGCAAACGAAGTAGCAAACTAAGTAGCAAACGAAGTAGTAAGAGAAGCAACCCAAAAAAAAGCAAACGAAGTAACAAAAGAAAACAATTAAGAGGTGGTAATGCTTCATATGCTGAAGCATTTAATGGTCCAGAAAATGTATATGATTATAATATGGGAAATAGAGAATTTGGTTGTAAACAACCGAATTGGGATCCTAAATGTGCATAAATATTATAAAATATTTTCTAATACTAATATAAATGGCCGATGGAATAGTAGCAGCAGTATCAGCCGCGACAGAAGCAGCATCTACAACAGATTCTACGGATAAGATAGATGATTCTATTAATAAATCATGGTTTTCTGACGCATTGGATATGTATGATCTCGCATATGGACCCAATGGTTCCGAATGGTTTTCTGAATGGTATAATGGTTTATTTGGAAAATTGGGAGGTCACGAATATGTTTGTTGGAAACTTCCTGAAATTTTTACACCTAGATTTTATTCAAAAAGCTTAAGTTCTGGCGTTGAAACTGATAAAGATGGAAAAGCATATTTAGATATGAGTAAATATGGCGACCCGCCAGGTTCATCTAAAGGAGGAAAAACTTTTAGATCTCACGGTGAAACACCTATAGAGTGGGAAAAAATTCTTTATTGCCTAACTGTTAAATTATTTTTATTTCCATGGTTTCATATATTTTTTTTCCTTGTGAGATATACAATTATATTTTTTAAGATTCTATCAGTTCCATTAGAATTTATATTTAAAGCTATTATCAACACGGTTACGATTATTATTCCATCTGCATCTAAATTTGATTTTAATTATAAAAATAAGGCTGGCATTGATAAGACAATACATTCTGTTCATTTAGGACATGCTTTTAAGGCTTTGGTTGGAATAACATTACCATATTATAAATTTGATGCAAAGTTTGGACAAAGATACGGAACAGGTGGTTTAGGATTTCTCATTCTTGCGATAATGGCAATATCAGCAGTCATTATATTTGTAGGAGGGTCCAGTGTAACAGTCGTCGTGATAGGATTTGCTATGTATTGTTTAAAATTAATTAGAGCATTAGGCGATTTTAGTACAGATGGGAAAGACGCTCCCGCAACAAGTAAAAAAGAATAAATTAAGTATAAATATATTTAATTTTTATATATTTAATTTTTATATATTTAATTTTTATATATTTAATTTTTATATATTTTTCTTTTCACATTTTATTTAAAATAAGATTTTAAATGATCTAAATATCCTAATTTTTTACAACAAGAAGAACTATCTTTCGCTATTTCGCAATATACATCCCATGGATCATTTGGATTTGGTTTATAAGGTGTTCTTGGATTATTATCGGCCCATGCTCTCATTCTGGCATATTTTTCTTCTGGTGTTTCATTCTTATATTTATCATCTTCCTCTTCTTGGTCTTCTTCTACTTCATTATCTATATATACATATCTTTTTAATCCTAATTCGCGGGCATATTCGGTTGCTGTTTTTCCGTCTTTCTTAGAATGTGCTTGATAAGAACGACAATTATTAGTTTTACATACTCCTATATGCGAATTTTTTCTAAATTCATATTTTAGTTCACAATCAGGAATTAAATTTTCTTTTTTTTTTAAACATTCTTTTGTTTTTAAAGTATTTTTTTTATTTTCCCATTCTAAGCAAGTTTTATCACCTAATTTTGCTCCCGGTTTTAAACAATAATTAGTATCTACTTTATCATCTTTATCTGGTTTATATGGTAATAAACTGTCACATAAAGAATTACAAGTACTTCTATTTTCGGGATTAACATAAAATTGTAACCATCGTGGTTTAATACCATCGCATTGTTTTAAAGCAACTGGAGCAGTACTCCCTCCAGTAGGTGTAGTACTTCCTCCTGTCGGTGTATTACTTCCATCCCCACTTCCGCCATCTCCTGAACTATCAAATCCACTTCCGGTTCCTCCTAAATAAGTAGGTTTTTTACAACATACTATAGTATCCTTCATTATATGTTCCCCTACTATATCATTTGTAGGACATATACTATAATTTTGTATACGTTTTGTGCCATCTTGTTCGCATTCTTGTATTTTTTTATATCTTGCTGATAATGTTTTAAAATAATTATTATCTTCGCTATTTGCTTCAGTTCCTGCTCCGGAATCACCACCAGTTAGTAAAGAACCAAATAATTTTGCGTATAAATCGTCTCTCTCTTTTTGTGCTGCCTGTTCTGCTGCGAGTGCTTCTCTTTGTGCTGATACTGTTGGAGTTAATGGGTAATGTGCGTTAAAATGCGTATGTGTATTAGATGCTTCTGGTAAACTATTATTCTGATTAGTTCCCTGGTTTGAAGAATAATTTCTTCCGTGAACAACAATTCTGGGAGCGAATATACCAGATACACCGTCTGGTTTATATTGTACTATATTAGGATAACCTGAACGATTACCAGTAGAATGATCGTGTGTTAAACTTCCATTTTGTAATGGATGAAATATAAAATTACCACTTTGTTGAGACATTTATATTAAATATAGATTTTTATATTTAAAAGTAAATATAAATTTAAAATAATTACTATTTATGGAATTTATATTTATTGAATTTAAATTTATGGAATTTAAATTTATTTTAGAATATATATTTATTTTAGAATATATATATTCATTTACAATAGTAAGGTCTTTAATAGTTGCTTTCCTTATATTACTATATGCCGCATTTTTTTATTATTTAGTTTTTTTCTATGCTCTTCGACATTATGGAATTGTTAGAGAAATTTTTAATATTAAAGATTAACTTCTTTTTTATTTTTATACAGTTTTTACATAAAATAAAAATATTCTCTATCTCAAAATCTTCTTGATTTCCGGCATACTCACATAAATGACAATGTAAAGGAAAAAAATATAATCCCTTCCATACTTCACCTTTCATCTTCCATTGTTTACATACTTTACATTTTTTAGGACATCCATAATAAATCCTATTATATGTAACAGAATATAATGGGTTATAATAAACATCTAGTAGAGGATATTCTATAGGATAATTATTTCTACCAACTTTTCTAAATTTAGGATAATTCATATATGTTTCAATTATAAATAACTTAAATTTTTAATTATTATTAGAAATATTAAATAAAATATTAAAAGAAAAAAAACAAAATAAAATGACTATTAATGAAAATTTAAATGAAAGATTGCTACAACAAGAAATAAATGAAGATTTAGATAATACTGATATAGATGACGATTTAGATGAATCAATTGCTTATGTTCCTTCTAATAAAAAATTAATACAAATATATAATTACTTCTATCATAAAGGATATTATAATATTGTTTCCCTACAAATATTTAATTTACTAACTTCCATTTTTATGTTAGTCTTTCTTAATTTTATGTTCACCTGTATAGACTATAAAGGATTAAAACAACTTAGAGAAGAAGACTCTTCTTTTAAAAATTATATTGATTTCTCCAATTTTTATAAAAATAATTTCATATATATTTTTACTACTATAATTATTATATTATATATTACAGTAAGAGTTATAGGTATAGGTAATGATATTACAGATTATTATAAGATAAAGAAATTTTATAATAAAAAATTAAATATTGATACTCGAAAAATAGATACTATAACTTGGGGAGAAATAGTAGAAAAATTGGAATTGCTATATGGTAATGACTATAATATATATAATACAAATATGAAAATATTAAAGAAAGATAATATAATAACGACTATTTTGTCTTCCAATATTAATAAATTTTTATATTCTAGGTTAATTGAGTGGAACATAATTTATTGTATTTTCGATTATTTATTTGACAATAATTACAATATTAAGGAAAATATATATACAGATAAAAATAAATTTGTAAAAAAGATAAAACAAAATTTGTTAATTATATCAGTTTTGACGTATTTATTTATGCCATTATTGATAGTATATTTATTTTTCTATTCTTTGTTAAAATATGGCGAAAAGTTTTACAATAATCCTTCTAAAATTACATCAAAACAATGGTCTTTAAAGGCTAAGTGGAAACTTAGGTATTATAATGAATTAAAGCACGAACTCAAAGATAGACTAAACAAATCAGCACAATATGCGAGTGCGTATTGTCATATATTTAATTATAAAATTGTTTCAACTATCGGCAAATTTATTATTTTTGTTTTTAGTTCCTTTTTTATATTGTTTCTATTATTATCATTCTATAATGAGCATTTATTACTAAACCTAAATGTATCTAAGAATAAACCTATATTATGGTATTTAGGTATTTTAGGTTCTATAATTGCTCTTGGAAAAAATATGACTAAGGAAAAAAATATGGAGAAAATTAATTGTATAGATAAGTTAGTAGGATATATTCGTTATTTACCTAAAAGATTTAAAGATGAATATAATTCTATTGAAATGAAAAAATCAATTACTAATGTATTTGAATATCAAATTTATACTTTCCTTAAAGAATATTTCTCTGTTTTAATCATTCCATATAGTCTTATGTATTTATCCAATTATGTTGATAATATTATTGATACAATATTGGAAAATGTAGAGTATGATAATAATTTAGGTTATGTAGATATACATAGTAATTTTAGGTCATTAAATGATAAAAGTGGAGATAAGAAAATGATATCATTTAGTGAATTTAGACAAAGATATCCGAATTGGGGAGCAAATATAGAATTATATCAAATAGGTGATAATAGTAAGATTATACATAGAAGTGTTAAAAAAGAAGAAACAGGAAATATACAAACCACATATGATAGTAATATTTCTATAATTTAATTATTTTTTTTGTTTTATTGTCCTTGTGCGTATACTAAATTTTGGAACAAGTTAAGTATATCTAATACTACTCCCAATGATTCATTTATATAATCTGCTGTTGCTGTTTTACAATTTTTCGCATTTACTTGAATTTTCTTAGTATCATATAGTAAGAAGAAAATAAACAGTACTATAAGTATATATGAAAATATTTTTGGTCTTTTAGCATTAGGATTTTTTCTATTCATAATATAAAAAACGACTTGGGCTATAATCATACCTATTAAAATGAAGACTAATACAGGTCCCCAAGATAATGAAATCCAGTCTGGTTTAATGAATGCGATGGCACTGAAAACTATTAAAATTGCGATTAAGGAAAACATAACACCCATTAATGTATTCTCTTTTTTGGATTTCATATAACTAGGATACGCCAACATACCTAATAACAAAGCAAATATAACCCATACTGCGTGTTTAAGTAGCACAAATTTAGGCGGAATCATCATTAAGACAATTAAAACACCTATAAGAAGTATTAATAATAATATAAACCCCCATAATCCTTTAAAATTTTGAAATAAGTCAATAACACTTACTTTATTAAAATCTAAATATAATACTTCTAATATGATTAATACTAATACTAAAAGAATATATAAATAACTATTGAGTATATATCTATTACACGTAAATCTTCCTCCTTTAAAAGCACTATTGTAAATCGCAACTATTATAATTGCGATAATACCAATTAAAGACGCCATTGGAATAAATTTTTGTTGGTCTGTTATAGAACTCATTATAATAATTAATAATATAAAAAAAATATATAAAATATAAAATATAAAATATAAAATATAAAATATAAAATATAAAATATAAAATATAAAATATAAAATATAAAATATAAAATTGATTATTAATATAAAATTATAATTAATAAAATGACTGAAAATAAAAATAAAGAAAAAGTAGGGATACCTGAAATTTTCAAAGTAAGTGGCGTTTCTTTTTATAGAACTGTAGTTGATAATTTAAAAGAAAATGAACAAATTTTCTTAGAGAAAGACCCCAAAAATAAATATGATACAAATGCGATTAAAATTGTAAATTCTAAAGGGGAAATGTGTGGTTTTGTTCCTAAAAAATATTCTATTAAACAAAATGAAATAATTTTAAATGAATTAATTCTAAAAAAATATGAGAAACTAACTACAAAATTTAAATTAATAGTCCATTCTGTATATAAATGGGAAGGTCCAACTGGTTTAGAAGTTAGGTTTCAGAAAATTATTTTATAAAATATATAAATAATTTATTCTTTACAGTATATAAATAATTTATTCTTTACAGTATATAAAAAAATGTTAATATATAAAATTTATTATATGTTAAGATGAATAAAACACTTATTAAGGAACTTTTTAATTTAGAATGTTTTAAGTTTGGATCATTTTCATTAAAAAATGGTCAAACCTCACCTTTTTATATTAATCTTAGAAATATTATATCTAAACCTGAAATTCTTAAAATCATAGCACAAATTGTTTATAATGAACATATAAAAAAATATCATTTAGAAGCAATACAAAAAGGAGAAATATTAAGTATTTGTGGTCTTCCTTATGCGGGTATTCCTCTGGCTACTTATATATCTTGTTTATATAATATACCTTTATTATTATTACGGAAGGAAAAGAAGAAACATGGTACAAAACAAATGATAGAAGGTATAACAAGTAATACTAAGAAGATTATATTAATAGATGATATTATAACAAGTGGTAGTAGTATTCAAGAATCATTACAACATTTTAGTGATTTTGAGATATTGGATATTATAACAATAATAGATAGGGAACAGAAAAAAATATTTGATAAGGATTATAAATATTTATATAAGATTACAGAAATTTTACATTTTTTAAAATTAGGGAAAATAATTAATAGAGAAGAATATGAAACCTCACTTAAATTTATTGAAAAAAATTAATATATTTGTATACCTTGTTTTTTTGCTTCCTCTATTGAAATATATTCCACGACTTCTTTTCTACACACAGGACATATATTTTCTACTTTTGAACCAAATGGTTTATCTTCTCTTAATTTATCTCTACAACTGAAACAAAAAGAATGACAACTTTTAGTTTGTCCAAATTCTTGTTTATGTATTCCACATATTGTTTTAATATTTACTAAACAAATAGGACAAGTATTCGTTTCTAATACATTTTCTCTATCTTCTTCATATGTAGTTTGAGATACAGGAAACTTAGTATGCCATATTTTTTTAGGACCTCCTTCTCTTGAACTTCTTGTTTTTGTCCTTTGTTTTGTTTTACCTTTTTTTTTAGCATGTTGTTGTGTTTGTGTTTGTATTGCTTTGGATATTCCTTCCATACCAAAATAATTCATAGGATTATTTTTTGGTGGTTCAAATGCTGTTGGCGGTGTTCTTGGTTTTTTCTTTTTTTTAGTTCTTTTGGGTGGTAAAGGTTCCTGCTCTGTATCTGCCATAGCAGTTGCTTCGCCAATAAGTGTTGTGTTAGATTTTTCAATATGTTCTGCTAATAATTGTGCTTCACTCAAATTTTTTTTAGCGGCTAAAATAATATCAGTATTTTGATTTATAGACGCAATTCTAACATTTTCATTCGCTAATCTAATATTTTCTTCTACTATTTCAGTATTTGTTTTTAATACTATATTATTTTGAGGAATATTTAACGGTTGATTATTTAAATTTTCA